AGTAACAGCTGCAACCTGAACTGTAGCGGACAGGCCAGTAACATTTACGGATACACTGCCGCCGCCTCCCGTGCTTTGAAGCAGCGTTAGGAGCATGGCTTACACCAGCGTGTTGAGTTGATCCAGCGTCAACTGCGTCTCGACAATCTGCGCGTCAATCAGAATGACTTGGTTGATGTCGCCCACAGCCGCAGCCGATGCCCGCGCAGAGTTAAGCGCAGCCAGTTTGGCCTGCACCAGTTGAATCAACTCAGCAAGGCTCATACCAGCACCACGCACTCTTGCGCGACCGTGGACAGATGCGACTGCAGGAACACCGTGTCGTAAGTGTCCGTTCCGTCAAGGGAGCAATAACAGGCCACGCGATTGCCCAATGCCGCCGTGCCAGACTGCAGGAAGTCAGTCGGGGTGAACGTAGCCAATACGCGGTTCTGTACGTCAAATCGGTACATCTGGCTGATCTGCGAAGCAACGTAAAGGTTCATATAGAACATACGTCCTTCATTGTCGAACGGGCTATAGCACCCACCCGAGCCAGTCGCAGGCAACGCGCCGGGCGAGCCGTCGTAAGTGATCGCAGCCGTCCACGTCCCCGTGATTGATCCAGCAATGTCCAGCACGTCCAGCGTCGCCGCACCGCCTCGAAAGAAGTAGCAGAACGACTGTCGAGCGTATCTGTTCTGATCTGGCTGGATACCAAAACTCGGTGCCCACATTCCGCCCGCAGCATTAGCAACAGTGGCTGCGCCAAAGTAGGTCGTACTCCAAGCGTTAGCGACAATGTTGTTTGTGCCGTTGTTGATGGTCGCGTCCGTGTAATTGTAGGTGTACACCGTCGTCGTAGCGGACGAGCGAAGCAAGCACAAGTTAGGCAATTCAATGACGTACTTGGCCGTCGAGGACGGAGTAACCGTCCAGTTGGTGCCGAGTGTGTACACAGGGCTTGGGCCAGCAGTGTGCGAGGCAATGATGCGTCGCTGACCCACAGCGGTAGTGTTGGTCGTATCCTCAACAATTCGGATCTGGAAGTTGCGGTACTCGTTTGCCAGCACCACCGCATCGCCCAGCGTGGCTTGCCCCGTCAGAGTACCCGCCGCTGTGGCTGTAGCCGTCAAGGCATAACGCGACACAACGCCCGTGTCGTAGTTGTACGCACCCTTAATCATCCCATCGCCGGGCGAGTTGTCGTAAGGCACATACTGCTCGTCCAGCACCATGAGACTTGAATCAGTGCTGATGGTGGCCGGAAGGTTGGTCTGCGTCATCGAGGCCAGCGTGTTGCTGGCGACTTCAAACGAACGCCACGAGGTAGCCGCCAACGCACCCGCAGACAGCATCGCAACGCGACCCGCGACGATTTCGTAGCGCGAGCCAGAGACAGGCGTGAAGCCAAACGACGACAGCACAGTGATAACCGGCGTAGTGCTGGCCGTGTTGCCAGTGATGTATCGCTCGGCAGTCTTACCCGAGCCGCCTGCGCCGTTGTCAATGATGCGGAGTTTGAAGCCGTACTCACCAGAGCCGCCACGATTGGCGAGCATATTCAAACCGGGAGCCGTAGGTAAGGCGGTGGTCAGCGTGACTGACGTAGTCGTAGCGCCTGCGGCGATAGTGCCGACCAAGCCAAAGGAAGGGATAAACGCCGAAGTCGCGCCAGCGCCAAACGTACCACCAAGACCGGGGTTCACCGCAAACGCAGCACCCTTCGTGATGATATTGAAGCGGTTAAGAATCGCCGCCGACACCAATTGGTAAACGAACGGGTTGCGCGATACGTCATTGCGAAGGTCACTGCATACACTGATCGCAGCCGCATGAGCGTTGGGCATCGGCGGGACTTGCCGCCATACCAGAGTATCAATGACCTTTTTGAATGTATTAGCCATTCGTCACCTCAAGTGATTCGCGCACGGACGCACTGCGCCCACGCCGTTCGGTTGTTGTCCAAAATCTGCATACGGGCGTTGTAGCCGTCGAGGTTGTTGAGCGAGGTAACCGTCGCACAGGTCGTCACAGTCGTCACCGTCGTCACAGTCGTCACAGTCGTCACCGTGCCAGACTCAACAACGACCGTGCCGCGCTGTCGCTGCAAGGACTTGTCATACCCCATCGGCGCGTTGAAGTAGTTCAACATGCGCGTCAGAAGCATCATCATGCTCTGTCGAGTTTCCTCTGCAGTAGCGTCTGCTACAGGCATTGGATTGGCAGATGAGACATCGACGGCAGTGCCGTCTGTGCCAGTCCCAATCTTGACCCGCTGGTGCAGAACACCGCCGATATCATCGGCAGCGACAATAGCGCCTGATCCCGGTGTATATCCTACGTTGTCTGCCACGCTAGGCTCCTATTAAGCAATACGCAGAATGGCGTTCGACGCATCTGCAACGGGGAACTGAATCGTGAAGTTACCGCCCGAAGAAGACTTGTCACTGCCAAACGCCAGCACTGCCACAGCCTTGTTTGACTGCGTGTTGTTGTAGATCAACGCGCCGTTTGCCGTGATGGTCGAGGATGACCACGTAGTGTCGTTGAAGTCCAAGAACGCCGTCGTGCCCGACGAGGTAGGAGACACCGTGGTCAGCGTGTTGCCGCCAGCCGTGTAGTTGCCACCAGTCGCCACTTCGTTTGTGGTGCTGTACACCGTGGTCGTGGAGTCAAGCGTAGCCGACGAGGTGTAAAGAGCGATCTTGAAGGTATCCGGCGTAGTCGCGCCACGAGTGACCGTGGTACCAAAGGCGTGGATGCCGTTGAGGATTTCGACCTTGAAAGAGGTCACCATTGCTTGGGTAATAGCCATTAAAGTTCTCCGATCATGTCTGCAATTTGTGGGTGTCCAGCAGCGCGGAGTTTCGCGGAGATAGTCACACGCTCACTCTGCTGCGCTTCGTTAAGATAGTGAATCAACACAGTGCGAAGCGATTCCTTGAACGCACGGGCCTGCTCAAGGATCACGGGGTGGCTTCGGTCACCCACATAAATGATTTTGTCCAATGCTCGTTCGGCAATCTCTTCCGGCGTAAACCCACGGTTCTCAGTGGTGAACACCTTGACGTTACCGATAAAACCTTGCGAATTAAGACTCATACGACGGGTACTCTCACTTGTCCGGAGCGGAAGGCATCGCGGCGGTTCTTGCCATCACCCAACTGCTTGAGGAGGCCCAACGCTTCCTGATACTTCTGCTCGTAATAGTTCATCAAATCCTGCTCGCCCTTCATGTAAGTATAGGCTTCTCGCAGTGACCCATACAGCAATACCGACTCGAAGTTATCCCCAAGCCACGACGTGCCTGCCGTGACGATGGACTCTGGATACACGTAATAGTGCAGTTCCACACCATAGTTACCATCCGGCGTCGGTCCAAGGATGAGCGTGTTGGCGTCAAACTGCGCGTAGTGCGTAGGTGTTCCAGTATCGTCTGGGTCGGGAAATGACTCACGGATGAAGTTCACGTCCTTGTCGAGTAGGAACGACTGCGCGTTCGTCACCGGGTCGATTACTGCCAGAGAAAACGTGGCCAGCCAGTCCGTGGGCAGCGTCAGGTACTTGTTCCCCGAAGTCATGTTCCCCGTCTGATTGCGACGAATAGCCGGGATCTGAACGCTGTTATAGATGCGTTCTTCAGCCAACTGAACGAAGTTGGGGATATTGGAGACGAACGAAGACTCTGATGTTTCACAGTATTCTTGGATCGCCGTGACGAGGGAAGCGTAGTTCACAACTTAGGCATCCTTGAGGAACTTCTTGCCCTTGGTAGCCGCGCCAGCGCCACGCATGTCTTCGTACTGCTTCTTCTTGGTGCCCGCCGGATACTTACCCTTGACCCAGATATTGTCCATGCCGATATCCGTCTGAGGATACCCGCCGCCACCTGAGCCGGGGATTACCGGCACGCTCTTGATCTTGCCACTCATATTAGCCTCTCCCGCGAGCCTTGGTCGGGCTACGCTGATTCATGACACGCGCCATGTTACGGCCATACTTCTTCATATCAGCAGAGGTCACGCCACCTGCCTTGAAGGTCTTCGGCTTGCCGGGGTGCATCTTGGCCTCATGTGCCCGCACCGCTTTCTTCGCATCCATTTTCAATCTCCTACGCAGTAATTACAGTTACGGTGCCCACCTGTCCACGGGCCACCAAGTCATTCGGGGTAAGTCCGGCGTCGTCTGCTCTCGCTCCGCCTACCGGTGCCCAGCCCCACTGAATCATTCTACTACCACCTGCCCCATCATTCCCAATCTCATAATAACTCGTATCAGGACGGGGATTGCGTATGGCCTGCGGGTCATCAACTGGGTACAGCCCAAGCGACAACTGCGGGTGATCGGCTTCCCAACACTCTTGGCAGACCAAGATATTCACGTTCTTGGTCTTGACCACCAACGACTTCAACTGCTTCAGTTTGTACCGAAATCCACACCTGTCGCATTCAGAAATCGCATGTTTGCCCGAAGCAAAACGATTAGGCATATCAGTACCCGCCTAAAAAACTCTGCCTCGGAACAAATCTCACAGCCGCCTTCTCACGGTCCTCGCCCGAAGCAAGATCCCAAGCCTCGTCGTATTGCGCCTTCAACGCCGCCATACGCTCCAGACCCCCCGGTAGTTTCATCGACAGCATATAAGCCAACCCTGCAATCATGCAGGGGAGAAACCTGAACGGGATGTCCTGTCCATTAATACCATTACCGGGATCAAACATCCGGCGTAGACGGGTGTAGACAAATGTGTAGGTCGTGCCGTTATCCGGTTTTGGCCACACGGTAATGGTTGGGTACTGCACGACGTTGGCTGCGTTGGTCGCGCCACTCTTACGGTCAATCCACACTTGGATCGGTCGGCCCGTCGCGTTTTTATTCGGGATGGCAAGGTAGGTACTGGACGAAATGCGCGTGATGTTGATATCGACCTGATTGGTCCCAGTCCCCGTACGGATCACATGATCAAGAAGATCCACCGTATCTGCCGGAAGATTATACGTACTGGTGTTGTAGGTCAAAACCTGACTGCCCTGCTCTAGTGTCCACAGGTTTATGCCACGATTGGCCCAGTCGGCCAAAAGGATGCCAAGGCTACGCCGTGCCGTTTTCAGGTCATAACCTGAACGGAGTTCCTGACCGCAACGCTCAAACGCCTCTTCTACGACGGCATTCAGGTCAAGGTTGAAATCGGTTGTGGCTGTAGTCTTGGCGACCATTTACTTCTTACCTTTTCGCGGTCTTCGCACTTTGACGGAAGGCTTCGGATGTAGGGGCACCTTTACTACCCACTCGACGCATTTTCTCACCAGAGCCTGCGGCAATCCGAGCACGCTTTTTATGAATGTTTTCATAAAGCCCACCTTCCGCCATACCTTTAATCGGCTTGCCCGTACCAATCACGGGCTTATCATCCCCACGACGTTTGGCACGGGGGATCTTCTTCGGCATCATCGCACCCATGCCACGAGAGGGCATCATCAGACGAACTTCCCGCGAGTCTTACCACGGATCTCAATACCGCCGCCACGAGCATACTTCTTGACCTTGCCGCCCTTGCGGAATCCACCTTCCATATCAGCAGTCAGTTTCTCGTCAAGTTTCTTCTCGGCTTCTTTGCGGGCACGGTACTCAGCACGGCGACGAGCAGCCTCTTCACTGGCGCGATACCGGTCGGAGTAAGACGGAATGTCCTTACGGGCAAGGATCTTGCCCTCCATCTCTGCGGCTTTATCTCCTGCCCGGCGGAACTGTCCTGCAGTTCGTGCGTAGGGCGATGCAGCCGCTGAACCCAACTTAGCCGCACCCGTCGCCATCGCGATGTTTCCGATA